TCTTCCGCGAAGATGTTGGCCATACAGTCACTAATGATATGAAACACTTACTTGGCCAATACTTAGAAAACAATTACGACATTGCGACACCTCCGTCATAGGCAATGAGAATAAATAATTTAATAAAGAATTTTAGGAAAATAAAATGTCTAAACAAATAATCAATATCGGTGCATCGGCAAACGACGGGACAGGCGATCCGTTACGAAATGCATTTGACAAAGCAAACGATAACTTTAATGAGCTTTACCTAGCGCTAGGAGATGCAAATAATCCAACAGATTTGTTTGACATCAATGGTAACTTAGATCTTTCAGGAAAGCCTAATAAAATATCATTCTTATATGATACTAAACTTATTCTTGATAATGTTAGTGCATCTACATACCATGGATCTATAGGTCATGCTCATGATACGGGTTCTTTATATTATGCACATGGTTCATGGAGAAGACTTCTCTCTGATAATTCCGCTGGAGATATTTTAAATTATACTGACCCTCTTAATCCTTGGGTATATACAGCTGCTATTTCTAATAGTGAAACTGCAAATTACATTCTTAAAACAAATGGAGACGGTACTTATACTTGGATAGAACAACCTTCGGGTAGTGGTGGCGGATATGCTAATGCAAATGTTGATACTCATTTAAATACAAGTGGAGCACAGGCTGACGAAGTATTATCTTGGACTGGTTCTGATTACGCTTGGGTTGCTCAGTCAGGTGGTGGTGGCGGGTCATATGGAAACTCAAACGTTGATACTCACTTAAATTCTTCGGCCGCAAGTTCTAATGAAGTATTACAATGGACTGGTTCTGATTACGCATGGACTGCATTACCAAGCGCAGGTGTAACAAGTTTACTTAATTTAACAGATGTTGGTTCTGATGGAACTAACGGTCAAGCATTAACGACAGACGGTGCAGGTAACTTTACGTTTACAACAATAAGCGGAGGCGGAGGCGGATCATATTCTGATTCTGATGTTAGTGCCCATTTAAATACTTCAAGTGCAAGCGCCAGTCAAATATTAAGTTGGACAGGTTCCGACTTTGCTTGGGTTGCTGACCAAACAGGCGGTGGCGGTTCTTCAACCTTAGCTGCTTTAACTGAAATTAATACAGCAGATCTTGATGTACACGATATTGCTTTCCCTGCCACAACAGTTCATGTAATTACACCAAACGGTTCAAGCGCGTATCGTTCAGATCATTATGGTACAACAGATAATCCAACACTATATGTTAATGCTGGAGAAACAATTGCATTTGATTTAACATCAGTTACTTCTTCACACCCATTTCAAATTAATACATCAGGTGGATCTGCATACAATACAGGACTTGTTCATATTGCTCCTGATGGAACAAGAACAACAGGTTCTAGTGCACAAGGCAAAATAAGCGGTGTATTATATTGGAAAGTACCTGGCGATATAAATGGAACTTACAAATATATATGTCAGATCCACTCTAGTACAATGATTGGCGATATTGTAATTGCTGACCCATCAGCAAGTGGCGGTGGTGGAAGTTTACCAAGTCGTACATCTCCTTCTCAGGCTACTGCATCAATTGCCGACGGAGTATCAACAGACATTGATATTACTGGCTTCAAAGGATACGCATTATATACAATTACAACATCAGCTGCAGCTTGGGTAACTCTTTACACGGACAACAGTTCTCGCACAGCAGATAACTCAAGAAGTGAAACTACTGACCCAACACCAGATTCTGGTGTTATTGCTGAGGTAATTACAACAGGTGCACAAACCGTAAAGTTATCTCCAGGAACAATTGGTTATAATTTAGAAGGTACACCAACAACAAACATACCTGTTAAAGTAAGAAACAAAAGTGGTAGTACACAAGCAATTACAGTATCTGTGCAAATTTTACAATTAGAGGCTTAAAACGATGGAAGAATATATTGTCACTCTTCACAATAAAGAAGACTTGGATGATTTCTATAATGATATGGAAACTCCAGGAGGTGACTTATATATTCCTGATAGAGCAGTTGACTTAGAGTTAAGAAGACAGATAAGTCGTAACACTCATTATATGCTAACTGCCGAAGAGGCTGAACAGTTAAAACAAGATTCAAGAGTATGGGATGTCGAATTAAGATCACATATAGAATCAGATGTTGGTCATTACGAAGGATATGATTTATCGGGAAGCTTCGATAGGGACAACTTTACCCCATCATCCAACGATTTAAATTGGGGTTTATATCGACATATTATTGGAGACAATGCTTTAAGTGGTTTTTGGGGTTCAGACGGAACTCGTACTGTTACAGTGCCAGGAACAAACACAATTACGGCATCAGGAAAAAATGTTGATGTATTAATCGTTGATAGTGTAATCAATACAACAGCAATAAATCACCCAGAGTTTGCCGTAAATGCAGATGGGACAGGCGGAACAAGAGTTCAACATTTTAATTGGTTCTCTCTTACATCTGATTTAGGTTACGGCTCAAACGGTACTTATGATTATTCTGATGATGGCGAAGAACACGCAGTTCACGTTGCTGGCATTGTAGCAGGAAATACACAAGGTTGGGCAAGAGACGCAAACATATATAACATTCAAGCGTTTGGGCAAAATCACGGAAACAATTATTTATATACATCAACTTATTGGGATTACATTCGTCAGTGGCATAATAATAAATCAATTAATCCTGAGACAGGCAGAAGAAATCCTACCGTCTCTAATCACAGCTATTCTTTTAGAAGAGGAAAGATTGATGGAACTTTTACAAATCCATCCTGCGACGGCGTTGGGGCATTCCTCTACCGCGGAGTTACTTTTGACCCATACGGAGATGAAGGTAGAGATTTAACCGATGCTGAATTAGAAGCAAGAGGTATTGTAGTTGACGGAAGTGGTAACTGGGTAGTACCTTCTTGGTCAACATCCGCTCAGGCTGATTCTGAAGACGCAAAAAATGATGGTATTATATTTGTAGTATCATCAGGCAATGATTCTATGAAGACTACAAAGTCAGGTACAGATTACGATAATGTAGTTTATTGGAGAACTGAAAGTGATCAATATAATGATTCTGATTATTCTCACAGAACAGTATCAAGAAGTGGTGCAAGTAATAGTGATGCTATTGTATGCGGATCTTTAGATATAGTAAAGAATGACCGAAAGGCATATTTTTCAAATTGTGGAAATGCTTGTAATATTCATGCGGCAGGTTATGGAATTGTTAGTGCTATACCAGGATCCTCAGGAGATTTCCAAGATTCAAGAGATTCAGCATATTGGCAGGAAAAGAAAAGTGGAACAAGTATGTCAGCACCACAGGTTACAGGTGTACTTGCCTTACTTGCAGAATCTAATCCAAATATAAATCAAGCTGAAGCTGTAGCATGGCTTGAGGCAAATGGCACTTCGGGTGTTATGTATGATACAGCCACTGATAATACATTAGATTATCAAAGCTTACAAGGTGCTGCCAATTTAATATTAAGATGGGTTAATCAAAGACCTGAAACAGGAATGAGTTTTCCAAAAGTAAATGCAAAAGCAAGACCTACGAGTGGGCTGGCGTATCCAAGGCCAAGAATAAGAAAGAGAGGTTAGCCCAATGGATATAAATAAACTAAAATATAGAGAATTAAATTACAATGTCTGAAATTCTAACAAACAATTTTAATCAAGACCTTAATAAGTTATTCATTGCTGATGCAAAGGCTAATGACGACTATTATATGTTTGTTTCTAGCATAGGTGGAATTACACCTGTTGATTCTGCTACTTCACAAAACGAATTTTTAGAAAAGACATTATTTGCTAAGAAAATACGTAATGAAGATATTAACTTTATGATTAAGTATTATCCTTGGCAAAGAGGTACTGTATATTCAGAATACGATGATTCTACTGATTTGGACGGTCTTAAATTTTATTCCGTTGTTGGGCCAAATGATAATGACACAGACGATTATAGAGTTTATAAGTGTTTGAATAATAACGAAGGAGCTAGCTCTGAATCTCCTCCAACATTTGACGCGGCTAACGTATTACAAATTTATGAAACTGCAGACGGTTATGTTTGGAAGTATATGTATCGTCTCACTACATTACAATTTGAAGCTTATAATGCGTTAGGTTATATTCCAATTGACCCAGCGGCAAATACAGCACCTACTGAAGCATATGGTGGTGGTATATCTGAGGTACAAGTTACTAATTCTATTGTTAATAATGGTTATGAAGAAAAGAATGGACTTATTAGTAGAAACAATGGCCGCATAGGTGGTCCTTTAAGTCACGGAAACGTTGAACTAGAAATAGACCCAAGAGAACAAGATTGGTCTGCAACTGAAAATTATTATGTAGGCCAGTATCTATATGCTACAAACCCAAGTTCAAGTGTTACGAATTTATTTGAAATTAAAAGTTACGAATTTATGTCAGGAAATGGCTTAGCAAAAATTGTTGTGGGAGGAGAATTATCAGATCCTCGTCGTGGAGTTATAGAAAATGCCACGGCAGCAAACCCTGTTGCTATTACATCAACAAGTCATAACTTGGTGAATAGACAACCAATCACATTTAGAAATGTTGGCGGAATGCTTGAACTTAATCTTAACGAACTATCTGCAGACACTGTAGCAAATACTACTTTTTACGTTGAAGTTATTGACGCTGATACATTCTCATTAAAAACTAAAGATGCTAATGCGCAATTGATTGATCTTGATGGATCAGCATATGGAGCATACACTTCTGGTGGTTCATGGGAAGGATTAACAGATTGGGAAGTATCGACATCTGTAGTAAATGCAAATATTAAAATAATTCCAAGAGTTGTAATTGAAGGAGATGGTGAAGGGGCGGTTGCAGTACCTGAAATTGATAATGGAAAAATTAATAAAGTAATTCTTTTAAGTAAAGGTTCAAGATATAATAATGCAACTGCTAGAGTAATTGATCCTATTATTGACTTTAATCCGGGCAGTGATCAATCTGCTGACGTAAGAGCAACAATTAAACCTATTATCGAACCTAAAGGTGGTCATGGGTATAATTTACTTGATGAATTTAGATGTAAGCATTTCTCAATGTATGGTTATATTACAGCTGAAGATAATACAAAAATTGGTGATAAGAATACATATGGCTGTATTGGTGTTGTAAGATCACCTACATTTAAAGATATGACAGGTATAGCAACATGGAGAAGCGGCCAAGCAAATACGGCAACTGAACCTGATGTATTTGATAACAGACTTGCTATCGTAACAGACGATTACGCAAGATTGAATGCAAATAGCACAATCACACAAGTTAATGTAAATAACGATGTAGTATTCCAAGCACAAATTCACGAGATTGACGATACTTCAAATACAGTTTATTTGGCAGAGTATATTGGGCCATATAAGAATAATGAAATATATGGCAATGGAGATACATCATTTAACCCAAATCTAGCAATTACTTCTAATACAGGTCAGAGAATAACAATAAATAATCCTATAGCAGATAATGTTGTCTATTCAGATTATATACAACGAACAGGCGAAGTGTACTTCATGGAGGACTTCTTTCCATTAGCAAGGACTGATCTCTCAAGAGAAGAATTTAAATTTGTACTGGAATTTTAAGGAACGTAAGTAAAGATGCCTATTAATAAAAACTTAAACCAAGCACCATACTTCGATGACTATGATGCCGAAAAGCAGTTCTATCGAGTTATGTTCAAGCCTGGGTACGCGATACAGGCAAGGGAACTTACACAGCTCCAGACCATGCTTCAGAATCAAGTCGAGTCGTTTGGAGATAATGTATTTAAAGAAGGCTCAATTGTAAAGGGGTGTAACTTTACAGAACTTGATGATCTTCAATATGTAAAACTAAATGATGGCCCAGCAAACTTTAATGCAGAAGCATATATTAGTGGCCCTGCAGTTGAAACACTGCTTGGTCAGGAAGTTGAACTTGATTATGTTTATCAGGTCGAAGGATCGTCATCAGGTCTTAAAGCAGAAATTGTTCAAGCAGCGAAAGGTTTCCAAACAAGACCACCAAATCTAAATACTTTCTTTATCAATTATACTAACATTGGTACTGTAGGTCAAACTCAGTTTCAAGCCGGTGAGGCATTGGTTGTAACGAGGTTTAAATACCTAAGAGGAACCACAACTGAAGCATTAACTGTAGATACTGTTATCAATACGGATCTTGCAGTATATGGTTCTCCTTCAGCAGGCAATCCACATGTTGGTAAAGCTTTTGGTGTAGAAGCTGCTCCTGGTATTATATTTCAGAAAGGCCATTTTATATTTACAGCAGAACAAAGATTAGTTATTGAAAAATATAGTAATGTCCCTGATGATAAATCAGTTGGTTATTTAGTATCTGAAAATTTAATTAACTCTTTACAAGATAACAGCTTATATGATAATGCAAACGGATCTAAAAACGAAAATGCTCCTGGTGCAGACAGATTAAAACTTACTCCTACATTAACTGTATTTGAAACCTCAGATGGAACTTCTAATTCTGACTTCTTTACACTAGCTCGTTATCAAAACGGTAACGCAATTAATGTTCGTGATGTTTCGCAGTATAATGTATTAGGCGAAGAGATGGCTCGACGTACTTACGAAGAGTCAGGAAACTATATTCTAGAAGACTTCCCATTAACTACAGACGACCGCATTCCTTCAGGCGCTGCTAACTCAGAAGTTCAAGTTGTTATTGGACCTGGTACTGCATATGTTAAAGGATATAGAGTAGAAAATTCTGCAGAGCGTTCATTCCAAATTGACCAAATATCAAGTACAGAAGTTATTGAAAATCAAAATGTTTCAATGGAATACGGAAATTATTTTGAAATAGATACCACCAGCAGTTCACAAGGTTGGTTGAATTTAGGTATCTTATCACAGGCTGATCTTCAGACTGCGTCAAGCAGTAGTGCAGGTGGTGTTGCAGTTCAAAATATTACAGATAAAAGAATATATGTTCATTCATCTACCTTTAATGGTTCCTATTCACTTACTGATGTTACTAAACTAAGTGACGGTAATGGTGATATACCTATTAGAACAAATAGTATTGGAGCTCCAGTTTTAAAAGAAACAGGAAGAAAGGCATTATTATTTGATACAGGTGTTAACGGAACATTCGCAACAAGTAATACACTTATTCCTTGTAGAGCGCAAAACTCATCAACTGCAACATCAGGAACAATAACTTTAACCGCAGGTCCTGGCGAAGATTTCAATTGTCTCAATGACGACATTAGAGTTAACTTAGCAGGTGTAACATATCCTGTGTTAAGTTTTACTACTGCTTTAAATAATTCACAACTTAATATTGTTGTTTCTTCAGCTGTCAGCGGTACAGTTGAGGTATTTTATAATAAAAGACAGATTGGTTCTTCCGGTGGTATCTCGCCTTACTCGAAAACTTTAAGAGATACATTTATTAAATTTAATTACTCAAATGTAACTTCTAAATATAGTTTAGGTTTTCCTGATGTATTTAAAATTGAAAGCATCACTAATGCTTCAGGCGAAGATTTTACAAATAGCTTTAGGTTAGTAGAAAATCAAAAAGATACTTATTATGATTTATCTTATGTAGAATATATTGAAGGCCGACCAGCGCCAACTGGATTAATGACAGTTAATCTAAAATGTTTTGAGGTAGACGTTTCAACTGGTAAATACTTCTTTACAATTAACAGTTATCCAAATACATTAGATAATTATGACATTCCATCTTATGTATCAGAATCAGGTAAAGTATATAACTTAAGAGATTGCTTTGACTTCAGGCCATACGTTAATAAAGACACCTCAGCTAATTACACAGCGAGTGTTGGGTCTGCTCCAACTATTACACAACAAGTTGGATTTAACCCATTATCGTTTTCAGATAAAGGTGCTGCATTAGTTCCTGCCGCTCAACAATCTTTACAGACAAGTATAGAATATTACTTAGAAAGAATTGACACAATTGCTTGTGATTCTTATGGTGAGATTATTTTAATTAAAGGTGAAGAACAGAAGATGGCGGTTCCACCAAAATTAACTACCGACCAATTGGCAATCGCAAATGTTGAAATTCCAACTTTCCCTGCGCTGTCTAAAAAGAATTCTGATATTCTTCGTAAACCAAGTCATGCTATTAAGCCAAGAGCAACTGGTGTTAAGAATTACACAATGAAAGATATGCATCAATTAGAAAAGAAAATTGATAATATGGCATATTACATTTCATTGAATCAATTAGAATCAGAAACTGATAATTTAATTGTTAGGGATGAAAACGGGTTAAACAGATTTAAGAACGGATTTGTTGTAGATCCATTTAATAACTTATCATTATCAGAAGTATCACACCCACAATTTAATGCTGCTGTACCATTTAATCAAAAAATATTAACTCCTTCGTTAAAAACATTCCCGTTGGATTTGGTTTATGATTCATCAACTGGTTCTTCAGTATTCCCATCTACTGCTGATGCTAAAGCAGCAACGATCGGCAGAAACTCAAATGTTGAGATAATTAATCAGCCTTACGCATCTAACTTTAGAAACTGTGTAAGTAACTTCTATAAGTATGTTGGTGATGGAGTTATATCTCCACCTTACGATGCTGCTTATGATACAACAGTTAATCCTGCTTCTATCGACATCGATTTAGCAACACCTTTCCAAGAATTTGTTGACGAGATTCAGGCATTCTTGCCAATGACTGATACTTCTTCAACTGTTAACTTTCAGCGTGATGAAGGTCGTAGGAGAGGCAGACGTTGGAGACGTGGTGCAGGTATTGAGACAACACAAATCACAACAAGATCAAGCGAAATTACAATAGACAGTTCGTCAACAACAGAATCATTTGTTGGTGAATTTGTTTCTGACTTTAGATTCCAACCATATATGGCATCAAGAGATATTAAAGTTTATATGTCAGGATTAAGACCTAATCAAAGACATTACTTTTTCTTTGATGGTGTTGATGTAAACGCACATGTAATGCCTGGATCAAATACTGCTAACTCTGTTGGTGAAGTAGGAAGATTCGGTGATAAAGGAGCTTCAGTAACTTCAGATGCAAATGGTGTACTAAGAGCAGTGTTCCACTTACCTGCAGAAACATTCTATGTAGGTGATAGAGTATTGGAGATTGCCGACGTTTCACAATATGAAAGTATTGACTCCGCTTCAACATCAAAAGGATTCGTTACATATCGAGCATATAACTTCAGTGTTGAGAAAACAAGTTTAACAACTTCAACAAGATCTCCAAACTTTGATGTAAATACAACAGTGACAACAAGAAACGTTGCTCGACGTATTCGAGGTAGAGATCCACTTGCACAAACATTCTTCGTTAAGAAAGGTATGGGTGCAGGTTCTAATTCAGTATACTTATCTGATGTTGATGTTTACTTCCGTCGTAAACCAACACAATCTGGTGCAGGTGGTGATGCGCTTTCTGCCTTAAACGGTGTATCATTACAAATAAGAGAAGTTGTAAATGGTTATCCTACAAATAGAATACTTCCATTCGCAAACGTCCATAAATTACCTGCCGATGTAAATGTATCTGAAGATGCTGCAACAGCAACAACATTTACTTTTGAGGCTCCTGTAAGATTAGATGTAGAAAAAGAATATTCAATTGTAGTTCAGCCCGATGCATCAGATCCTAATTACTTAATTTATACTTCTAAGGTAGGCGGTATTGATTTAACTCCAGGAGACTCAAAAGGTTCTGCCATTACTCAGGATTGGGGTGACGGTGTTCTATTTACTTCAACAAATAACTCTGCTTGGAAATCATATCAAGACGAAGATATTAAATTTACAGTAAGAAGACATAATTTTAATTCTTCAACTGGACAAGTTAAATTAACAAATGCAAATCACGAGTTCTTATCTTTAAGTAATATTACAGGCCGATTTACTCCTGGTGAATTAATTTACCAAGATCTATCAACTCCAGCAGATGTTACTATATCAACTAGCGGAACCAAAACAATAACAGGCGTGAACTTGAATACTGTATATGCAGTCGGCGATTATATTAAGACCATTGTATCAGCAAAAACTGAAATACACAAGATTGCATCTATCACAAATTCAACAGAAATTATATTAGAAACACCTACAGTAAGTTCAGGCTCTGGTACTCACTTACCTGTAGTTGCTGGCGAATTGGACTTATATGATGTACGAAGAAATCCATATGAATGTCATTTAGCTCATTCTTCGGCAACAGTAACTAAGTTATTTAATGTTGGTGCAAATATTATTGGTCTTGATAGTGCAAGTACAGCAAATGTTTCTGCTATTAATAATATCAACTTAAGTTATATTCAACCGATGATTATGAAATCAAATGATTCATCATCAAGAACATTATTATCTGGTACATTTGTACCTCCTGCTGATACAGCAACTACTTATTTGAAGCCAATGCAATTCAACGATAATAATTACTTTACAGAAAAAGGTGTTGTACTTTATAGTAAATCAAACGACCCAAGTGGTACTAAGGCTTTCGAATTAAATGTAAATCTTACTAACGATAGTAATGTTACATCAACTCCATTTGTTGATATTGAAGCATCTAAATTAATTGCATACCAATATAAAATTACGAACTCAACAGATTCTGCAAAATATATTAGTAAGAAGATTGAATTAGCAGAAGATCTCGATGCCGAAGATTTCAACTTAATTCTTTCAGCATATCGTCCAACAGGAACTAATGTTAACGTATATATTAAAGCCCAACACGGATATGATAATGTTTCGTTTGATACTTTAGATTGGGTACAGTTGGAATTATTTGAAGGAGTTGGTTCTTTCTCATCAATTAACAATTTATCTGATTATAGAGAATTTAAATATAAAATTGCTGATGCAAATAAAGTTGGTACTGCATCTAGCGGAGCATTTACTTATACTTCACAAGGTGGATTATTTGAAGGATTTAAGAGATTCCAAATACGTATAGATATGCTATCACCAAACATTCATAACGCGCCGATGTTGAAAGACTACCGCGGCATTGCACTAACATAGGGATTGTATCATGGCTACTATCAACCGAGACAAAGAAACAGGTGCTATACTTAATACTGATGCTGCAGGTCTCAATAAATATAAGGTAGAACGGAATTTTTACCGAAAGGTAGATAGAATACAAAATGACTTAGTAGATATTAAAAAGAGTATACTTGATATTTACAGAAGAATAGAAAAATTGGAAGAGAAATAAATGGCCAAGAATATAGGTAACATAACAACTTCGCAAACTTTCCAAAATTGGTTTAA